CAAAAAAAATATGCAACATTAGAAAAAGATTATTTCAAGGCAATAGAAAAACTAAACAAGTTTAATGGTGGTTATACTAAAAATGAAAAGCAATACAGAACACTAGAAGAAGAACAAAAAACAATGTATGATGAAAGAGCAGCTTTAGTTTTAAAGTCTTTTGAATGGAAGCAAAACAATAGTGAATACGAAATAATAAACTGTGCAACGTGATTAAAAAAGAATGGCTATTTATGCAAACACCAAAAGAAAAAGCATACCAATTAGCAAAAGCATTTTATGTAGAAACAACAACAAGCACACAAGCAAAACAATGTGCAAAAGTGCATATAAGACTTATACTTGAAAACGAAGTAATAAAACCACACAACAAGATAACACTAGAGTACTATCAAGAAGTACTAAACGAAATAGATAAGCTATGAAAATAACAAAACAGAAAAAAATAGAAAAAGATTTATTTGGCAATGAAATTATTACCAACCCATTATTAAGAGATAAATTTATAGAACCACCTTTTAGCATACTTGACACTAAACAAGGTAATTGGCAGAGAAGAAAAAAAGAATGGTTGCGTATTGGAATGAAAAGTGAAATAGGTAGAGATAATAAAAAAGTAAACGCAATCAGATTAGAAACAAATGGCGAAGATATAAGTAAAAACCCTTACCAATCTATTTTTGACCCTGCATTGTGTGAGGTTTTATATCATTGGTTTTGTGCAGATGGTAAAGAAATTTTAGACCCTTTTGCTGGTGGCTCTGTTCGTGGTATTGTAGCAAATTATTTAGGTTTTAAATACACAGGAATTGATATTAGACAAGAACAAGTAGATAGTAACAGAGAACAAGGTTTAGATATTTTAAGCGTGGAAAACCAACCTCATTGGTATGTAGGCGATAGTAACGAAGTTTTAAATGACCTTAACAAAGAGTTTGATTTTGTTTTTAGTTGCCCACCTTATGCGGATTTAGAAGTTTATAGCGATTTGCAAGGCGATATTTCAAATATGGATTATGTTAATTTTATGAAAGCGTATAAAGAAATAATTCAAAAGAGTTGTAATTTATTAAAAAGTGGTGGTTACGCTTGTTTTGTCGTTGGCGAAGTAAGAGATAAAAAAGGTAACTATATTGGTTTTGTACCAGATACAATAAATGCTTTCCGTAAATGTGGAATGAATTACTACAATGAAGGTATTTTATTAAATGCTATTGCAAGTGCAAGTATGAGAGCAAACGGAAATATGAAAACTCAAAAATTAGTTAAAGTACATCAAAACATTTTAATATTTAAAAAACCTTAAAAAAAGCTATGAGCAAGAAACAAATACAAAAGCTACAACAACTATTTGACAAATTAACAAAGGGTAAAGAAAGAAAAGCAATAAGAGAAAGACTGTTAAAATTAAAGCTAAATAAAAACGTTGAGTAATTACGTTATATAATTGAATAAACAAATTTCTATCAAATGGATAAAAGAAAAAACAACGGTGGTAAAAGAGAGGGTGCTGGAAGACCAAAGAAAGCAGACGAACTAAAACTAATTGAAAAGTTAGACAACCTTATTGATAATGATGAGGTAATTAAAACACTAGGTAAACAAATACTAAAAGGTGATAGTAAAGCTATGACATTGTACTTTGGTTACAGATATGGTAAGCCTAAAGAAAGTGTAGACATAACATCAACTGATGGGTTTAATATTAACTTTAATGATATTATAAAGTTTAAGTGATAGACATAGACCAAAAGTATAAACCTATCCAAACATCAGATGCAAGGTATTATATTGTTACTGGTGGTCGTGGTTCGGGTAAATCGTATTCTATAAACTTGTTATTGTTGTTGCTCACTTTTGAAGCTGGGCACACAATCCTATTTACAAGGTTTACACTATCGAGTGCTTACATTTCTATTATACCAGAATTTATAGACAAGATAGAAACACTTAAACTACAAGACCATTTCTATATAACAAAAGATGAAATACGGAATAGGCTATCTGGTAGCAAGATAATCTTTCGCGGTATTCGTACTTCAAGTGGTGACCAGTCTGCAAATTTGAAAAGTTTAACAAACGTTACAACTTGGGTAATGGATGAAGCAGAAGAACTTAATGATGAAAACATATTTGACAAGATAGATTTAAGTGTAAGAAACCTAAACCAAAAGAATAGGGTAATCTTAATTTTAAACCCAGTTACTAAAGAGCATTGGATATACAATAGGTTCTTTGAAGATAAAGGTGTAATGGATGGTTCTAATGCCACCAAAGGAAATACAACATATATTCACACAACTTATTTAGATAACGTAGAAAACCTATCTAAAAGCTATCTAGAGCAAATAGAAAACATTAAGAAACGTAGACCAGAGAAATACAAACATCAGATGCTTGGTGGATGGCTTTCAAAAGCAGAGGGGGTTATTTTTTCTGACAACTGGAAAATAGGACAATTTAAAAAAGTAGGTGTAAGTGTGTTTGGTCAAGATTATGGATTTGCATCAGATGAAAATACATTGGTAGAAACTAACATAGATGTAAACAACAAAATAATCTATTTAAAGGAATGCTTTTACTTGAAAGGTCTTACCACATCACAGATAGCTGAACTAAACCTTAAACACGCTAAAAACCATCTTATAGTAGGTGATAGTGCTGAACCAAGACTACTGCACGAACTTAAAGCAAAAGGTTGTAATGTAGTCAAAGCAATAAAAGGGCAAGGTTCTATAACCTATGGCATAGCATTACTACAAGATTATGATTTGATTGTAGAAGAAAACAGTATCAACTTAATTAAAGAACTAAACAACTACTCTTGGTTGGAAAAAAAGTCTAAAACACCACAAGACAAATTCAATCATATCATTGATGCAATCAGATATTCTGTATCATATCAACTACAAAACCCAAATAGAGGAAATTATTTTATAAGCTAACTTACTTATAATTAGCTACTTATAAATTATTTTAAAAATAGTTGTTAAATTGTTTGTTTATAACATATAATTAGTTGTATATTTGCGTATAACTAATTAACTAAAACATATATTATGAAAATTACAGAAACTCAATTAGCTACATTTAAAAAATACACTTCAGTGTTACTTTCTGAAGGCTCAAAGGTAGTTACCTTATTATCTGTTTCAGACAAAAACAACGGATGGGATTCAAGCGGAACAGCTCACGTTGAGATTATGTGGGATGGTAATATAGAGCGAGACGAATACAGCGCAAGCTCTATACTTGCTAAAGTACATCATTTCAAATTCGAGGGAAGAAACTTAGATACTGAGTACAATGAGTTTTTATTAGACCTAGACTCTAAGATTTCTGAGGCTCAGGACAATTTAGTTGAGCTAAAAGCTACGGAACAAATTGGTCAGTACAAGAACAAGAACAAAACCTTCCTTGCATACATCGCAAGAAAGAACAGAAAAGTAATAAAGTATATTAATGCTTTAAAAAAATAATAACTAACGGGGGTGTAAAAACCCCCTTAACAAAACAGATATGAAAACACCATTAGAAAAAGCCTACGAAACTTTAAGAGGATTAGACATACCTTACAATCCAGAACTGCACAATTTAATGTGTACACTTGCAACAGAAGCATTTGGTACTGGTTATGACAAAGCAGTTAAAAACACCAAAGAGGTTTATGAAAAAGTATACGAACTATAAAACAGAATTAATAATAGTATTGATGTTAGCATTTTTTGTGTTAGTGTTAAATGCTTTAAACATATATATAAATGTATAGTAATTGTTGTGGTGCTGAAGCATCTTATTTAAGTGATGATTTATGTGGTGAGTGTTTAGAACACACTTGCTTTAACGAACTAGAAGAATAGATATGAAACAGATAATAGAAAAATTCCTAATAAAAAGAAGCATCAGACCATATAAGATTATAGCTTTGAGTACTGGTGTAATTGTAGAACATTACCGTAATGGTAAACTTAAAACAGAATATTATGGATTGGTATAACCCACCAGAATACAAAGAATATGAATGCACAGAATGTGGTGAAGAAATAGACAAGCCAGGTGTGTGTAGTGGCACTTGTCACGAGGCAAGTATGATTTAGTTAAGTTAGTTAGTTTTGTTTAAAAGGTGCATCAGAAATGGTGTGCCTTTTTTTATTATATTTACTTAGTATAAAAAACCATTTTAAAAACGTTATATAGATATGAAACTTGATATTACAATACCAACTGATTTAAGCGAAATTACTTTAAGGCAGTATAAACACTTTCTTAAAATACAGAAAACTGTAGATGATGAAAACTTTTTAAGTGCAAAGATTATAGAGATATTTTGCAAGGTAAGGCTAGAAGATGTAATGCAGATTAAATTTAATGATAGTGAATTTATTGTAAACACGCTCACAGAAATGTTTGAACAAAAACCAAACCTGGTAACTAAGTTTAAACTAAACAACAAAGTTTACGGGTTTCATCCACAGCTTGATGATTTAACTTTAGGTGAGTATATAGACTTAGACACATTTATAGGTGATTGGGAAAACATAGAAAAAGCTATGGCAGTTTTATATAGACCAGTAGTAAACAAGTTAAAAGATAAATACACAATAGAAGAATACAAAGTAGGTAAAGATGCAGAACTTTTAGATATGCCAATGGATGCAGTATTATCATCAATTTTTTTTTTGTGGAATTTAGGTCTAGACTTGTCGAAAACTATGATGAATTATTTGGACAAGGAGGAAACACAAGCCTTGACGCAGTTTCTCAATTCTCAACCAAATGGGGATGGTATAGCTCAATTTACGGACTTGCTCAAGGAGACATTACACGATATGAAAATATCACTAAACTAGGAGTACACGAATGTTTTATGATGCTATCATTTATGAAAGACAAAGCAGAAGTAGAAGCAAAAAGAATTAAACAAAATTTCAAATGAGCCAACAAGGAATAAGAGGGTATTACCAATTAACCTCAACAATAGAAGAACAATTAAGAAGTACGGAATTTACTAATACAGTTTCTATTGGTGACATAAGCAAAGTAAACCTAAACAAGCAAGACATATTCCCTTTGGCACATATGATTGTAAATAGTGTTACAGCAGAAGAAAATGTGTTGAGGTTTAACATAAGTATTTTAGCTTGTGATATTGTAGACCAATCAAAGGATATAACGACAGATAGGTTTACCGGTAACGATAATGAACAAGATATTCTAAACACGCAGCTAT